TTCGCAGATACGTTTCGTTTACATCTTTTTTCTTTTTCTTATCTGTTGCAACATAAGTTGGTTTTGCTGCACCAGTTTTTTGTTGTTGTCCTGGATCCGCTCTCTTTTTACGACGAGCAGCAGACAGTCTTTCTGACTTACTCATACTTGCTCTCTTTGAAGATGACACACACTTAGGTGTACCTTCTCCCGGTTCATCACTAGCACAAGTTCCACCTGTAACTACATTAACCCAACCACCTTTACCATCTTTGGACTTGGATCCTTTGAACCATTTGTGGAGAGAACCTTCACGAAGTTCTCTTCTCCAGTTGGAATGATTGGTATCTTCGTATGTTGCTTTTCCTGGAACTACAACAGACTTACTAAAGTTTTTTACCGTAAACATATCCCACATTTTAGGGCCATAACTACACTCTTCACGATATTCTTTTTTCCCACAAAGTTCACAAAATCTCTCTTCTCCATATCCATTTGCTTCGTTTACATCACCTTTCACATCTTTTTTGTGGAGATTTTTGTATAAGTGACTATGAAGTTTCTTTGCCTTCTTCATAATCATATCTCTTTGCTTATAGTGTGTTGCTTCTTCCACTTTTTTCTTCTCAGGTAAACCTTTGTGCTTAGTTGAAGCAAAATCTTTTGCATCCTTCTTCTTCATCGAAGCAGCTGCATCAGCAACTTCTGGTGATGGATTCTTCATCTCACCTTTCTGGGTGGCTCGCACCATACCCATGAATCTTTGCTGTGCTTTGGATACTGCTGGCATTATTCTTGCTTGAATCCGTCTTTTAATAATTTCTGCAACTCTGCTGTTGAACCAACGAACAACGCATTGTTTACAGTAGTAGGAGATGATTTAGCATCTTCTTTATTTAGATCCTTCATCTTCTGTTGTAGATCAATTAACTTATCTGATACGTCTCCAACGCTTTTGATAAGTTGTCCAACTACTTCATATGATCTAGGTTGCTGACCTTCTTGTGCTAGTTCAAGGATACCATTAATTGCCTCTTGACCCTTCTCAATTAGAGAATACAAATTGCCACGAGTATATTCATAATCCGCTGTGGGATCATCCTTTTTATTAATATCTCTGAGTTTCTGTTTAGTTTCTTTTACTATTTCTCCTGCCTGAACCTCAATGTCCAGAGAATCACTTATCTTGTCAAAATTTTCACTCATAGGTCAACACCCTTACTTGGACTAAACGTTCTACCATCAGCAAAGTCGAATCTTTCTTCGCTGAATCCGAAGTCATCACCAACTTCAACCAGTGCATTGTCATCATTATTTACAACATCAACAGATGCTCCTGTAAGATGTGCATCTGTTCTAGTTCCATCAACACCTCTATTAACAGTAAGTGTTTCGTTACTAATTTCTCTAATGTACATCAATTCACCACCAATTGCAATGTAACTTTGTTCAACCAAATTGGAAGCATTTGCCACAGTAAATTTAGTCTTAGTATCTGTTATATCCTCTGCAAGTGTTGTGGTGTTATCATCGTTGTAATCCTTAAGTGCTCTAGGTGTTGCAACGTATCTAAGTGATCTGGTTGTTTCTTTTCTATTAGTATTAGTTGCATAATCCACTTGAACTCTCTTGATAAGACCTTCACTGCTGTCTGCAACTGGACCAAACAGATAAGTCTTAGCAGTAAAATCTAACGTGTGAATAATAACTCTTTTCTCATCATATCCTGAAGTGTAATTGTCATCAAATGATACATTATCTAAAACCATGGGAATGTCCCTTTTCTCACCAATTGCAGAAACTAGATCAACTGTAATGTTGAAAGATGGTTGAAAGTATGGAAGAATCTGCTCTAATATTTGCAAAGCATCTTCATTATATTGTGACATGATTGAAAGTCTAAAACCCAAATTATATGGAACTGGCATAAAGACTTTTCTTGCCTGACTTCCATCTTTAGTAATCGCTTTGAAGGTTTGCATTGTAGAAACCTTTCTGGAGTTATCATATGTAATTGATGATAACTCAAATGCAATTCTTGGTAACGTAATTGCAACTCTTTTTCTTATATCTGGTTTTTGCTCCAATCTCGCTAAGAACTTTTCTGCAGGACCATAAGCAACCGGAATTCTTATTGTAGAATAATTTTTTCCAGATTGATCTTTATGCTTAATGTCAATTGTATTAAACAAAGTTCCAAAAGATATAATTGTCTTTCGTATGATTTCGTGATAATAATAAGTTCCTAACATTAGTACTCTCCGAAGGGGTTAGATTCCGTAAAATCTAAAATTGAATCTGCTTGAGTTTCAAATGGTTCGTTATCTGCAAAAGTATCAACCTCGTCTTGATCTGAGATAGTATTTACTCGATATTTAGCATCTGAACCGTTTAATGTTGTTCCAATTCCAACAACAAATTCACCAATAGTAAATCCAGGTGAAGCAACTCTGGTCACTTCAAGAATTCTAGTATCTCTATCCCAGTCAGAGACAATAGCAGTAGTTCCAGTAGAAACTCCTCTCACAACTTCTTTAAAGATATAATTTTCCTCGACTTCTCCTGTATCTGGTGCAGCGATAGAAATTGATGGTGCCACTGTGTATCCTGCACCAGCGTTTGTATAACGGATGCTTGCAACTTCTCCGTTTGTATTAACAATTGCAACCGCAGAGGCATTGGTGCCTCCTACAGGAGCGGTTCCAATAGCAACAACTGGTGGGGCAGATACTAGATATTGTTCTCCACCATCAGTGATGTTTGCTGCAGATAGTGAACCAGAGGATAAAACTGCGGTTGCAATGCCACCACCACCGATTGCATTTTGACTTCTAATAGTAACAGTTGGTACAACAGTATATCCAAATCCAGGATTTATAATTTGAATCTTATCAATTGATTGTCCAACTTGACCAGTTCTACTAGTCATAATTGCCACAGCGGTGGCATCTGAACCCCCTGAAGGTGCTTTAGCAATTCGGACTAGTGGAGGTGCGGTATATCCAGTTCCATCATGAATTAAATCGACTAGTCCCACAGAACTGCCAGTATTTAAAGCAGCAGCGTCTTTTGCCAATGTTAAATTAACAGAAGCAGTTGATGCAGCAACACCTACCATTGACATAGTAGTAGTGAATACAAAATCAATAACAGACTGATCTACTGCTTCGATACCTGTATCGATTTCATCATCTGCATTCAGATCTGCAACTTCACAACTTAATTGATAAACATAAAGATTATTGAGTTGGTAGAATGGTTTTTTACCCTCTACATACTTAATTTCAAACATTGTATTGTCAAGAGGGAAATAAATCAAATCTCCTTCTTGAGGTCTTGTTGCTAATTGAATATCGTCTCTGTCTGATAACTTTGGAGATACGAAATCTTCATACCTCTCTTTAGAAACTATAAATGTAACTGAATCTGTACTTTGAACGCCAAACTTAGATAAAATATCTCCAGATCCCTCAAACCCCTGATAGTTTAATAGATATGCTTCTAATCTAAAAGAATCATCAAAACCGGAAGTAGTGATCTCTCTTAAAATTGTATTTTTGTTTATAATATTTCTTGGAAGATATACAATATCTTGCCCATACATCTTCAACTGCTCGTTGATTAAGTCTTGAACAAGTCTTTGCTCAGTTGGCGATCCCTGTAAAAAATAAGAATTTAATGGCATAATACATCAACCTATCAGATCGAGAGGTGGTTGTTCATACGTATCTCTGAGTTCTCTATCTAACTCTTCAATCTCTCTTACAGCATCATCATAAATTTGTCTTCCATTCAAAGAGACTCCGCCGGGGAGCATAACTCCTTGGAACTTAATTAAGTTCTGACCCCACTGTTTCTTTATCAGAGCAGTAGTATATTTTTTCAACCACCAGTCATTGTATACTTTACTTGTCTGCGTCGGATCTATCATCCTGTAACAATCTAGAATGATATAATCATCATCACTTAAATCATCAAGATCAATATCTAAGTATAACCTACCTTTCTTTCTATTAAATCTTATTTGAACATCTGGAGTGATCAATCTACTAAGATCCTCCATATATGTTTTAGTCATTGAATAGTTTAAAAGATCAAGTGCTCCATAATAGTAGAGATCGTTCAGAAAAATCTGATACTTGATATTAAACATTCCAGTGGAGATGGTGCTGCTGTCCAACTTAAATACTTTTTCAACACCAATTACATGGTCCGGAAGTTGAAGGAAATTTTGATCTTCTTCCCAAGCAACAGAAGTTACTCCTGTAGTTGATATTCCTGTTGAGGTTGATACACCAGTTTTTAATGTTGTTCTTTGTGCCCCTGTAATTTTATGCTTCAGAAACATTCTTTCAACACCATCATAATGATAGTCTTGAAAGTGTTGAATGGCATCATCTACAAGATCTTCAATTTGATCATCATCTACATTAATTTCAAGAACAGGGTATCCGAGTCTCCTTAGAGAGTAATCGATCAATTCTTGTCTGGTCGATGGTTGACTCATTATTCTATACCTTGTTCTTGGAAATCTTCTGTCTGTGCCTGTTTTTGTAGTTCAATATAGTCTTGAGTTAGAGACTCAAGTTTTGATTCTAAGAGAATATTCTGATTTATTAATGAAGAAATCTTGGCATGATAATTCTTAATCAAAATATTCACATCAACTTCTTTATTCATAGGGCTAGAACGTTCCTCCGTCTAGGGTATCAGTCCAGGTTGGTTTGTTAGTATATGTAGGTGTCATAACACTTGGAGTAATGGAATTGGATGTTCCATTTACAACCAAATCATCAGTTGTGTTGAATGTTCCTTGAACACCAATCAATGTTACTGATGTGCCACTGTTTACAGTGGTTTTAACTACACCGTAAGCAGAACTATTATTCTGCTGAGTAATTTGAGCACCTTGTGTGTAACTACTTGATGATACTGTGAGTACAACTTCACTTACAGCAGTCAGAATTTGTGTGGAAGTTAGTGTATTGCTCGCATCAGCTGGTGAGTTGGTTGATCTTTGCAGACCATCGCTGTCAAAGTAGACAGCACCACCAGTGCTAAAGTTACTAGACTGATAATAGATACCTTTAACGTCTAAGAAACCTTTGGTTCCCGAGACAACGCTACTTGATACAGTTGCATCTGGTATATAAGTCCACTTTCTGCTTCCATCACCATGAGTTCCATGATTGTTTACAGTTACTGAACTATTAGAAAGAGCACTATCATCAAATCCAAAGAATCCAGTTTTGTTGTTCGCTACGCCAGAAGAAATATTATAGTTGAATGAAATACCTCTGTCTGTATTAGAGTCATAACCATGAGTTATGACAACCTGAGATGTTGTAGTAATACCTGGAGCTTGAGCAACTCCTGTATAAGTTACAGTTTTATTGGATATATTGATAGCAGTTACTGTACCAATTCCTCCAACAGCAATCCCTGTTGCTGCTAATTGGTCACCTGTGTTGATTCCTGTTACGGAATCTAAAGTAATTGTAGATACACCAGCAACAACTGGAATCGTAACAGTTCTATTACTTGTTACATCACCAACGTGATAGATTGGATCATTAACAGAAACTACGCTTGAGTTAACAGTAGTGGTTGTACCATCAACCTGCAAGTCACCTTTAATAACAACCTGACCCTCATTACTTAATCCATCGGGATATGGGTCAATGTAAAGAATATTTCCTGTTCCTGGAAGAGTTGAAATTACGTTGGATGAAATACCAATAGCATCAGCCTTGAATTCACCAGTAAATGTGACAATACCAGCAACGTTCAATCCGCCACCAACGTGCAGATTTTTCTCAATACCAACTCCACCCTCAACTACAAGAGCACCGGTATCCTTACTAGTTGCATCTGTTGTATCTGATAAAATGAGTGCAACACCATCAAGATATTCCCAATCAGCACCACTTACCTTAATCCTATCATTGCCATCTTCATCATACTCGATCTTGGCATCCTTACTTGTACCAAAGGTAAGGAATGTGTCATCTGGAATGAGAACTTCGCCACTTCCATTAGGATCAAGGATGATGTCTCCATCAGTATTAGATGATGAAAGAGTATTTGTATCTAACGTTAAGTTATCTACATTCCATTCATCAACCTTTCTATTCTGGTCAAGAATAGCGACAAATCCATTTGCAGCAGTGGTTGGGTTTGCCTGACTAGCAATTTTACCTGGTTGATGTGCCATCAGGTCGGTGTAATATCGACCACCGATTACGTCTGCATTACCTGCATTGTCGCCAACAAATAATCTTTCACCTTTATTTGCTTGCGAACCAGTTCCAATGGTGATTGCAAGTTCACCATAATTGATTGATGACGGTGCGGTAGTTCCTGTAGAACGTTTTACCCTTATAATACTTGCCATGGCTTAGAAATTTCCTCCATTAATGTCCAAATTCTGGGTGTTTCCTGGTGTCAACTCTAAAGTTGCTTCCCATCTAGATGTTGTTGTGTTGTATACTAAAACCATGCCGTTTTGGAGACCTGAACCAATGTCAACGTCACTTAAACCAGTTAAAGAAGATCCTCCACCACCCTTGAATGATGAAAGAACCTTTACGGCATTTTGTGATCCAAGTCTGACTTTAATGTCTGCCATAGGGTTTAACTAGTCGTGGTAATTCCAGCAGTAACAATCGCACTACCTTCAATAACCCTGGTCTTTTCTGATCCGTCGTTCAGTAAAACGTCGTAAACATATCTTCCCGGTTTTAATCCATTGGTTGTGGATGCTGGCAAGGCAATTTTCATGATGCCTTGGGTTCTGGCGGGAAATGTTACAGTAAAAGTTGCAGCAGTTGTTAATGATGAATGATGTTTCTTCATCTTAGATGCACCGGTATAACCAGTAAGATCCAAAGGTGCATTTGCAATATCTTCAAGGTTGAACGTCTGATTAAAATCAGCGCCCACATCGATTACAATGTTACTAACATATGCTGCCATTACTGTCAGTTAGGGTCTATCTTTACATATTTATAATTCATTTATCCACAATACTTTTCAAGAGTGATTTAATCTCACTCATATCATCTTTCAGAGACTTCACATCAGACTTCAAATCTTCATATTCTTTCTTTTCTTGATACTTTTTTCTAGAAAGATTCAAGAATTTTTCATAGTCACTTTTATTTGTATTGATAATTGCATTTGAATCAATCTCTCTAACTAGAGAGTTTTCATTTTCGACTTTTAAATAATCACTCATCTTCAAAAGATCTCAATGCTATCGCTCTAAAGTTTTTAAATCTAGGTGCTTTTGCCTGATTTGTAGATGTCATTACAACTTTAATCATGAAACTATTAAACTGTGGAACATTGTCTGCAGTGAACTTATAATCACTGAATTTGTTATATCCGTCATTTGGATTTATAACCTTATCTGGCGATCCATT